TCCTGATGACTTTAAGGATACTCATAAGATATTCCCTGGGGCTGACCCCACGGCTGTATCTCAGACTGAGAAACTCCTGAAGGCCCAAGGTCTGCAAGAACTGCTTGGACAGGGTGCCCCGCTTGATCCGCTTAAAGTTACTCAACGAGTGCTTGAAGCACAAGAGCAGCCTAACTGGCAGGAACTCATTCCGCAACAGATTCAGCAAACTGGTCAAATGCCCCCGCCTCCGCCCGATCCTAAGGTTCAGGCTTTGCAGGCTAAAGCTCAACTTGATCAAAAGGCTGGTGAACAAGACATGGCTATTAAGGAACGTCAAGCCCGCCTTGACGAAGCAGCCAAACAACAAGACATTGCGGCAAAGGCCGCTGAAGCTCAAATTTCGTTATCTGAGAAACAACAGTCTTCTCAGTACAAGTTAGGAGCGCAAGTCGCTGGAGATCAGGCTCGTATAGCACAAGCCCAAGATCAACACCAACAGAGCTTGCAACATGCCCAAGAGGCACACACACAAAGCATGGAACATGCAAGGCAACAAGCTGCCATCAAATCAAAAGGAGCTACTAAGAAGTGACTTTATCCGAGTGGAAAGGTTTCTCCATTACTCAAGAAATAATGGGTGAAATCCGACGCCGACAGGAATGGTTGAAAGACCAACTAGCTGAACAAGCTGGATTGGACCCTGTTACTGATCGGGAGAAAGTAGGCGCAATTAAAGCCTACCAAGATATTCTAGACATTGAACTAGCTGATGAGGAGCCTCATAATTGATTAAGGTAATTCTGCACCGAGTTCTTGTGGAACGAGACATTCCAGAAGATACTGATGCTGTCAAAACAAAGAAAGAAATGGAACGCTTAGGATTGCTTACTCCGCCGAAGGTGCAGGAAGAAATCGACAAGCGAGCATTACGAGAAAATGCTTCGATGGATAAGGGTGTGGTACTCGCTATTGGCGAGACTGCCTTTCGAGATTATGGGATTGAGTGTCCCATCAAAGTAGGAGATTATATCTCTTACGCCAAGTTCGGTGGCAAGGATGTCACTGATCCCGAAGACGGTAAAGTTTATGTGGTTATCAACGATGAAGACGTTGTTGCCATTATCACTAAGAAGAAGGAGCCTGTAGATGGCTGATGTGAATGAAGACCTGCCGCAAGGCGAAGACAATGTTGTTGATCAAACTGCCGTAGAAGATACGACACAGGGTACACAATCAAGTAATGAGCCGCAGTATACGGACACTGAACGTCAGGCGATGGCCCAAGGATGGGTGCCTAAGGATCAGTTTACTGGTACTGGTAAGTGGCGTGATGCAGAAGAATTCCTAGATCGTGGTCAACTGTTCGCCAAGATTGATGAACAAAGCCGGGAAATCAAGGCTACGAAGAATGTCCTGGAGGAGTTCAAAAAGCATCATCGTAAGGTTGCTGAAGTAGAGTATCAACGTGCTCTAGCGCAGCTTCGTCAAGAAAAGAAAACTGCTTTGCTTGATGGTGACGTGGATCGAGTTCTCGCTATTGATGACCAGATTGACGCTACCAAAACAGAACAGACAGCTACGATCCAGCAAATCGAACGGATGCAAACGACTAGCGTACAAGACGTACCTAATCCTGCATTCGTAGCTTGGGTTAACCGCAACCAGTGGTATCAGAATGAAAAGGCCATGAAAGCCTATGCTGATACTCTAGGTGCAGAACTTGCCCAACAAGGGATGCGTAATCCCACTGAGATTCTGGAAGAAGTTGAAAGACGTACTAAGAAAGAATTTGCCCATAAGTTTAATAACCCCAATCGGTCTAAGCCGGGGGCTGTTGATTCGGGCGGTACGAGGACCGGTGGGGCTAGAGCTGATAGCTTTACTCTCACTGCTGAGGAGACTCAGGTGATGAACAAACTTGTGCGACATGGAGTGATGACCAAAGAAGAGTACATCGCCGAAGCAAAAGCAAGTCGAAAGGTTTAACATATGACTACTGAAAAATTAGTGAAAGCGCCAGAGCGCCGTGCCAAGCGTAATCCCGTTGAAGGACGTAACCGTTTGGCCGTTAAGGGAAAAGACCCGAACTACGAATATCGAATCGTAAACGACACAGATGACCGTGTGCGTGAACTTCAGGATTTAGATTGGGAAATTGATCTAGACGAAGAACTTCGAGTTGGCGATAGCCGAATTGATGACGTAGGTAGACTTGGAAAAGTTCGCCAGTTGTCTGTGGGTGGTGGAATTAAAGCCATCGTTATGCGTAAGCGTAAGGATTGGTTTGATGAAGACCTCGCAGAGAAACAGAAGTACGTAGATAAAATCGAAGCTGCTATGCGCCCGAATCCTAATGACGGTACATATGGTAAAGTTGACGTTACTCGTAAATAAGTAATTCCTCACATATGCTACCATTAGGAAACATCATTAAAATTTTAATGGAGAATTGCTAATGGCAAGTGTATCTCGTATTAACGGGTTTAAGCCTGTTAAATCTATCACAGGAGCCCCCTATACAGGGCAAGCTAATGTGTACTTTATTCCCTCGACTGATAGCACTGCTGTCGCTGTAGGGGATTTGGTTAAATTGGCGGGCTCTGCCCGTTCCCCGTTGGGTGTTCCCACGGTTGCTCGTGCGGCGGCTACTGACGCAGCGGTTGGTGTGGTTACTGGTATTCTGTTCACTGGTGTAGGCGACACGGCTAACGTGCCTCCGGTCACTACGTTGGATGTGCCGGTTTATCGTGCTGCTTCCACTGATCGGTATGTTCTCGTTGCTGATGATCCGAATCTTGTGTTTGAAGCACAATGCTTGGGTACGTTGGCTGCGGCTGATATTGGCCTGAATGCGTCCCCGGACGTGACGGCTGGCTCTACCGTGACGGGTTCCTCGGGTATGTCCATTGACCTGGCTACTAAAGCCACGACGGCTACTCTCCCCCTCAAGCTGATTGGCTTCCCTTCGCGTCCCGATAACAACATCGGTGATACGTATGTGAGTGCCTACGTTGTGATTAACAACCATCAGTTGAAGGGTTCGACCGGCACTGCTGGCGTTTAATAAAGGAGAATAGAATATGTCTGGTATTATTAGTACAGGTAATTTCCCTAAGGCCCTCTGGCCTGGGGTAAAGAAATGGTACGGAACTGAGTACTCGGATTATCCGGTACAGTTTGACAAGCTCTTTGACAAGAGCACGTCTGATCGCGCTTGGGAAGAAATCGTCGGGACTTCTGGTCTTGGCCTTGCGGTAGTTAAAGCTGAAGGTGCTCCGGTCACTTATGACTCGGAACAGCAAGGTTTCACGTCGCGCTTCCAGCACGTCAATTATGCTCTGGGCTTCATCATCACGCAAGAGATGATGGAAGATGACCAGTACATGATTGTCGGCGAGCGTCGTTCTAAGGCTCTGGCTCGCTCGATGCGTCAGACCAAGGAAATCAACGGTGCGAACGTCTATAATCGTGCGTTCAACTCCAGCTACACTGGTGGCGATGGCAAGACTCTCTTGGCATCCGACCATCCGAATATCGCTGGTGGTACGTGGTCTAACAAGATCGCTACTGCTGCCGACTTGTCGGAAGCTGCGTTGGAACAAGCGGTGCAGGACATTCAAGCCTTCACGGATGATCGTGGTCTGTTGATCGCTGTCACTGTGAAGTCGTTGATCATCCCGCGTCAGTTGGCGTTTGAAGCACAACGTATCTTGAAGTCTGATGGCCGTGTGGGCACGGACAACAACGATCCGAACGTGCTGAAGATGATGGGTTCGATTCCTGAAGTGGTGGTTAACCAGTTCCTCACGGACACGGATGCTTGGTTCATTCGTACCTCGGAACAAGGTCTGCACTACTTTGAGCGTAAGGCTGACACCTTCGCCCAAGATAATGATTTCGATACTGAGAACGCTAAGTTCAAGGCTTCTGGTCGTTATTCGTTCGGTTGGTCTGATCCGCGTTCCATTTACGGTTCGGCTGGAGCCTAATAGGTCTTCGGGGGGTGGTAACACCCCTCTCATTTAAAGGAGATACCTATGGGTTTTCAAACATTGTCGCCCGCAGTGGCGACCATTTCACCGATTACGCCTGCGGCTAAAGACGTACAAGTAAAGGCATTCACAGTAGCACGAACTGAAACGGCCTCTGTGTTGAAAGCTAGCCTCCCTGCGGACGCTTCCATTCTTCACATTGTTCGAGAAGCTGGTACTGCTAGTGATGCTGCTACAACTGCTACAGTTACCATTACAGTGGCTAACAACGGTGGTACGGTTTCTAGTAAGGCAGATGACGTGAAAGGTAGCGGAGCAAGTACAGGTTTTGTTGGTATGACCAACTTGCCCAACTTGCAACCGATGCCGCTGAATGGTGATTTAACCATTACAGCAGTTTATGCCGAGACTGGCACAGCTTCGACAACTGGCGGTCCCTGGAACTATATCGTTACTTACGTGCGATAATCCTTAAGGGGCCCTTGTGGCCCCTTTTCTTTTGGAGAAAACAAATGTCTACCACTATTCTCGCACCGTATAAATCGGCTGTTGCAGTCACCACAAGTGATTCTGCCCTTATTCCTGTCACTGACGCTTTGTATGTCGGTGGCGCAGGTAACATTGTTGTTACCACACAAAATGGAGATTCGGTTACTTTTACAGGTGTGCCTGTAGGGACCGTGCTTCCTATTGCCGTGAGTCAGGTTAAAGCAACCTCAACGACAGCGACTCTAATTCTCGCCCTCTACCGCTAATGCGTTCATACTACAAACCAGGCGATTGGAACGCGGTTTGTCAAGTATGTGGATTCACTCATAAGGCCAGCGAACTACGCCGTCGATGGGATGGAGTGGTGGTGTGTCCTGATGATTTTGAAATGCGGAATCCGCAGGACTTGATCCAAATGCCCAAAGAGAAACCAGGAATTCCCTGGTCTAGTCCCGAACAATACATCTTCCTCACTGATAATCTTGATACCCAGGATGGGGACAATTTAACAACAGAAGATGGGGATAACCTAACATGGTGATATATGGCCGATAAGAAAATTACAGAACTTCCCGTTGTTCTTCTAGCGGGCATTGATCCCTCTGTTGATGTGTTCCCTGTAGTGACTGCTGCTGATGGAATTACTAAGCAAAGTACCATTGCTGCTGCTGTTCTTTCAGTGGTTTCTAGTCTTAGCCCTTCGGGGGTTGTGTCCGTCAATTCTCGGACTGGGAACGTTGTTCTCACGAAATCAGATGTAAGTTTGTCCAATGTGGACAACACTTCCGACGTTAACAAGCCGGTTAGCACGGCCACTCAGACTGCCTTGAATGCCAAGCAGGACACGCTGGTTAGTGCCACCAACATTAAAACTATTAACGGCACTAGCTTGCTAGGTTCTGGTGATCTTTCCGCAGGAATGTCGTTAGTTCTTTCTACACGTACTTCCAACACTATTTTGGGCACGGCTGATAAAGGCACCCTGGTAGATGTAACCACTGCTGGATTTACGCAGACGTTTACTGCTGCCGCTACTCTAGGTAGTGGTTGGTTTGTGTACCTGAGAAACTCGTCTACCACTGATCTAACGCTTGATCCAAATGGTGCTGAAACCATCGACGGGCTTACAAGCTACATCATGTATCCGGGTGAGGTTCGATTGGTGCAGTGTAATGGCACAGCCTTTACCTCGGTGATTTTGTGCTCTTTAAATCGTATTTATACTACGAGTGGTAACTTTACGGTTCCTCCAGGCTATTCTCGGCTTGTTGTTGATGCTATTGGTGCGGGTGCTGGTGGCAATGCTGGTACAACTGGAAACAACTTCAGCGGTGGTGGTGGCGGCGGTGGGGGAAGAAGCCTTACTGCGATTATTCCTCCGACAGCAGGCACAGTTGTCACCGTAACTATTGGTGCTGGTGGCCCCGGTGGAGCCTCCTCTGGTCTTTTAGGTACTTCTGGAGGAAATTCTACTTTTGGAACGTATGCATCTGGAATTGGTGGTGCTGCTGGTGGTAGCGCCTCTACCGGGGGTGTTGGTGGAGGAAATATTTCCTCAATTCCGTACACAGCCACCTCTTCTAGTAGAGTAGGATTAACTGGTGGGGCATCAGCCGGGTCCAATACAGCGGGAGGTAACGCTGAGTGGGGCGGTGCTTCTGGTGGTAGTGGCGATACCACATTAAATGCATCAGGTTTTGCTGGTGGAGGTTCTCTCTTTGCCGCTGGTGGAGGAGGCAGTGGTTCTTATGGTAACACCACACAAACAGGTGGTGCTGGAGGTGCCTCAGGTGCGTATAGCACCGGAGGTGGTGGGGCAGGTGGGGTTGGAGCCGCAGGATCGAATGGTGCCGATGGTGCTAATGGCCTTTGTGGTTCTGGTGGAGGCGGCGGCGGAAATACTGCTGCTGCTGCTTTTGCTGGAGGTAACGGTGGGGCACCGGGTGGCGGTGGTGGTGGGGGTGGGGCAACTCCTACTCTTGCCGGTGCCGGTGGAACTGGTGGTCGTGGTGAAATTCGTATTACTGGAGTATTCTAATGGCTAGATTTGCTGTACTTAAAAACAACATTGTTAACAATATAGTCGAATCTGACCCGACGTTTGCTCAAGCACAGGGATGGATTCCTGCTTTGACTGCCTTGCTAGGGGATGTGTGGGATGGGACAAATTTTACAACCCCTCCCCTTACTCCTGACCAGCAGGCTGCTATTGCTTCTGCTGCACTCGCAGCAGATGCTGACACAGCAGTTAAGAATGATACCCTGATTGCTACATGGAAGGCAAAGAACTGGGCAACCTACTCTGCTGACTTTGATGCCCTGACAACCGCTAATAAGCTGGAACTCTTAAAGAGGGCCGCTTTTGCAGTGCTACATAAGGTGTTGTAATGAGTGATCATTTCAAGAATCTTCTAGACTATTTCTTTGTCTCGTCGGGAATCGCTTTCATGCTGAATGTAGCCATTCCTATGGTGATTGGTCTGTTAACTATCGCATGGCTAATTTACCGTTTATATGATTTACGTCTATCTGTGCGGATTAAACTAAAAGAACTTGGAGAATAATCATGGCTACCTCCGGCTCCTATGACTGGACCCAAACAAGAGCCCAGGTAATTACTGCGGCTCTACGTAAACTTGGAGTGCTGCCTTCCGGGGGTACTCCTAGTACAGAACAAACCAGTGATGCTACTGATTCTCTCAATGCATTGATTAAGGCGTTTGCTGCTGATGGTATGCCTGTATGGGCAATTACATCAACTTCATTCACAGTGGTTGATGGAACTAACACGTACACCATTGGTCCTTCTAAGACTATTGATATTGAAGCAGCCCCGCTTAAAGTGTTTCAAGCAACCCGTACTCCTTCTGGTGGCGTGAACATTCCTATGAATATCATTGATAGGAACACGTTCAAGAATCTTCCTGAGAGTAATGGAACACCCATCAATTTGTATTATCAGCCAGTTTCAACAGACGGGGTTCCTACAGGAATCATCAATTTGTGGCCTACTCCTGATGAAAGCACCACTACTATTGAGATTCAATATCAACGGCCTTTCGACGATATGGATGCCACAGATAACAACTTTGATTTCCCATCCTATTGGATACAGGCTCTCACGTACAACCTTGCCTGGGCATTGTCTCCTGAATATGGTATCCCTCCCACAGATCGAGGCATTCTTCAGAAAGAAGCTCTCTATTGGAAGGACCAAGCTTTGTCCTACGGAAGTGAAGAAGGCTCCGTTTACATTCAACCTATGAGGTACTAAATGGCCTTTACCGCATCCCCTGAAACACAAACCTACTCTACTCAGATCATTCCTGCGGCATACGATCTGGACTTGCGTCCTGACTCAGCCCTCGTTAGGGGAACGTCGTCTTTGTATCAGGATGCCGGTATGGTTAATCTTCTTCCTGTCAAGTACAACAACTATGTCTCCAAGGCAGAAGAAATCCACGCGGTTACTCGTCAACCAATCCATGCATATGCTGTAGTTGCAGGACAGGTCAATCGTGGGAGCTATGCCTGGGAGAAGACGGCAGGAACTACTTACTACTTCTCCGTGTGTGGTACAGGCGTGTACACGTCTACAGATGGAATTACTTGGTCTCTGGTCAACACCCTTTTAACAAGCGCCACAACTCCTGTGAGATTCACAGAGTTTATCAACGACGTTAACGTTAAGACTTTGATCATGGTTGATGGTATCGAAGGATATGTATTCTCCGATAACACAGCAGGAACCAAGATTACTGATGCTGAATTCCCCACTCCGCATGTACCCTTTCCAGTGTACCTAGACGGATACCTGTTCTTGGCTAAGGCAGGTACAGGGGACATTTACAACAGCGATTTGTTAGACCCCACGGCCTGGACTGCTGGTGCCTTCATTTCCTCGGAATTGTACCCTGATGATATTCAAGCCTTAGTGAAAGTTAACAACTATCTCTTGGCTGTTGGTACTCA